TGTATCGTCAATGATTTTCAAATGTCCCGCTCCTTCCAAGTTGCTGTCTACCTCGCAATACCGTGTTCCTTTGCCAAACGTTCTGCACGTTGATAATGGCAGTGTAGATGTTTAGCAATCCACCAGTAGGTTTTATGATCCATCAGTGCTTGTAACACCTGTTCATCCGTAGCCACGTTCTTCTCTGCATCGCCAACAAGCTCGTTTTCCTTACGCCATCGGTCAAATACTACTTGTGTTGATTTGACCTTGTTGCGTATCTGACTAACCGTCATGCCCTGCTTGCGCATTCGCTTATATTCGTCTACCGTGAGATTGACGTTCGCCGCACTCGCTTAGACGAGATACCGTGTCGTTTTTTCCAACTGGCAACCTGTTGCGGGCTAACGTCCTTAGCAAAAGCAATAGCCTCATCCGTTATGCCATCGTTATGCAGCTTCCAATACTCGGGCACAGTCAAATTGATCTTGACTCTTGTCTTATAGCGAGGCCCGTCAGCGCCTAACTTCTTACCTTCAGCGCGAATCTTGTGATACAGAGTGCAGTGACCGCATATTGTGTCGGGCTTACCGGCTATGAGCCGCTTCGGGCAGTCCCCGCATTGATCAAGAAGATCGTTGATAATCCGCCGTTGTTTGCGTTTATCCATAGCGGATCACTTCGCAGGCTCTAATAGAGTCAGTACATATGCTTCAAGGGCACGTAGCTGGTTTTCAAACTTCGAACTCGAAGCGCATAATTCATCACGTTCATGGGTAATATAAGCTAATCTTTGTTTGAAGATGTTATTGTCATTACGCAAGTCATTTACCGTTGCGTTTAGATCGTTAATCTGCTCACATTTAGCGTTGTAATTACTGTTTGCGTCATCAAATGCTTTGCTTAGCTTTTCAACTTCTTCACGCAGACTGTCATTTGCTCGTGCTTCACGTTCGTATTTATCATTGGCAAGTAATAACTCTTTTTGAGTTTCGTCTAATTTCACAGTTAATTGATTATTTTCATTAGACAGTTCACCAAGACGTTTCGAACGTTCATCAACCATGATCTTGTATGCCGCTAATTCCTTTTCAATGCTTGAGCCATTTGATTTTAAATTGTCGGTTTTTGATACTTTTTTAGCCTTTTTTGATGTGTTTTCAGCTAATTTTGGCTCAAAATGAGCAATTTGCTTTTTATGCGAATATCTCCATGTATAAATACTTTTTGGCTTCTTACCAATTTTATGAGCTATTTCAGGTATTGTTAGGCCTTGGTCAACAAACCCTTTATATTGGTCAACACTCATTATTGATGGTGTCATTGATTGTTCCTCCTTTTTGCGGTAGCCCTGACGCTGTGCTTCTTGTTTTAGCGCGGCATAAAATTTCTTCATTATACGTGAGACTGATATTTGAGAAACACCATGCATTTTGCCAATTTCAAGCTGTGTCCCAGTTTCGTTTAAAACTGCAGTGATGACCTTTTTATCCCGACTTTTAAACTGGTCGAGTACCTGTTTTGTCAGCCTTAATGCTTCACTTTTCATCAGGTGATCTTGTTCCGGAGCAGCCACGGTATCAAGTAATGTTAAGGTTGACCCCTCTGATTCACAGGTCGGGGCATCTAAACTTACTACTACACCCTGTCGTTTTTTCGCATTTTGCTTTTTGTAAATATGGCTGAATACCGTCAGCACTTGCATACTCGCATAGGTAGAAAACTTGGTTTCACGACTCAGATCAAATTTTTCAATGGTCTGGGAGAACGCTGCCATAGTCATGCTAAGCGCGTCCTCATATTCCATGTCATATGGCTTTAATTTTTTGGTATAAAAATGTGCAAGTGGCATATTGAGTTGAATGATTTCATTTCGCGTGTCCGCTTCTCTGCTTTGGTATTGGCGAATGAGTTCAATCGTTTTTTCGTTTCGGTCCACCCCACATCACCGCACAACTTCAGGCGCTAGGATCAAGGCAACAACAACAGCCAGTGCCATCAGCGCGAAGATGATACGCATCGGACGCTCCTCGTTTTTGCCTAGCGCGCCGAGAATGCCGACAATGACAAGCATCCATAAGATAAAGCGGATCATGAGCCGTCACCGTCCAATTGCTTGATTACTTTTAGTGCTGCTTTGCAGATCGCCATTTGTGCGGTGTTTGATCTCGCTTGAATATTCCCGAACCATGCCGCCCATTGATCGTTAGGCATAGCCATTAAATCGGTTAGCCCTAGTTGCAATGCCACTGTCCATGCGTCTGACATGCTCGTAGTTGGAGAAAACATGAAGGTGCCATGTTTTCTTATTACCTCGACAAAACCGAGACTTTCATCGTGTATTTTTAGTCCAATTGCTGAAGCGATTTTTTTATTGATAATGAAATTTTTCTTTTGTTCGTCAACGAAAAAGTTAAACACCTTTTGCCGCCTCCTCAAAACGTCCGTACTGGCAAAATCAGTGCCAGTAGGGTTTCTTGTTTAAATACAAGCGGTCTCATTTCACCGCTGTATTCAGCCGTTAGTTCATCAAAACCGCAATCTTGAAACAAGTCGAGTGCAGCAAATAGATAATTAGCACGAACCGATAATTTAATTTTTTCATCTGACACGCCAATTTGAACGCTGCCATTCATAGCCTTGTTTGTTGGATGTTCAAGCCAAACCTTTCCTTCACGTTGTGTGATTCTAAGCAACGTAGATTGTTTGCTTTCGGGTTTTTGCTCTAAATCTTCTGGGTAACGTGCTGCTTCCCAAAGTATTTTTGTGAGTTTCGACAGCTTACCAACTTGAGATATTTTAAATTGCGTCTTTGGCTTAGTTGGAATCACTTGATCTGTATTAGGATAAGCACCTTCAATCAGTTCTCCTGATACCGGATTAATAATTTGATCTTTAGCACCAAAGTAAAGTCCTTCCACTTGATACATTTGATGGCTGTCTGTCACAATAAGTGTGCCATCTGAGCGATGGTAAACACCCTTTAACGTCGGTCGTAATTCGGACGCTGCCTTAGTTATTTTGCTTGCGTGTCTCATGAAGGTTAGATATGAAATCATTACTCACTCACCCCCGTACTGCCGAATCCTGCGGTTCCACGTTCGCTATCTCCTAATTCGTCCATTTCCTCAAAATTAGCGTGGATAACTGGAGCAATGACGGCTTGGGCAATGCGTGTTCCCTTAACAATCACACGTTCACCGTTTTCAGAATCTAGTGATGGTCGTAAATAAGCGATGATGCTTACTTCGCCATGATATCCGCTGTCAATCGTTCCCATGATCACAAGCAACGGTGTCTTTGCTGAAATACCGGAACGTGGACGAACTTGCATTTCATATCCTTTAGGAATATCAAAGGCTAATCCAGTTGGTATTTTTATAGTTTGTCCTGGTAAAATAGACATTGTTTTCGATGCTTCCAAATCAAACCCAGCATCACCATCATGCTTGTAGGTTGGTATCACTGCATCAGGTGATAATTTTTTAATTTTTACTTTCATTTCAAATCATCCTTTTTACATTATTTGACAGCGAATAAATTTAAAATTAAAGAGAGACCGTGTAAAGTCTCTCTGTTTAGTTAATCAAAATTGACCAGGTGTAAAATTGCTGCCTTGCTGTTGACCTGTTGGGAATGGATCTTGATGTGTTGCCTGCGGCTTTACTTCGTCAGCCGGAATGAACGTCTTGACTTCGTTATTCTGTTTCTTCTGTCCGTCGTTACCTGTCCACTCGTGAATTGCCAGTTTGCATCGTCCGCTGGAACCAACAACAGTTCCCCAGTTCATGCGCAACTTTTCGCCTTTCTTTTTCTGCCCGATTCCTGCAAAGAAGTTTGAAAGAAATCCTTCCGTTTTTGTATGAAGTAATAAACTATGAAACACAACTACGTCTCCTTGATCAGAATGCACGGTCAATTCCAGTTTTGCCTGATTGCAAGCCGGCATCTTAGCGCTTCCTGCAAAGCGTCCTCGTTCAAATTTTGAAACTGTGAAATCGTACTCGCCCGCCGGTAGAACAATAAATTCTCCGCCGTCTTTTTCAATCGTGTCTTCCCAACCTAGTTCTCGTTCTGCCATATTGATCACTCCTATTAGTTAAATGGTATTGTTTTTCTAAATTCTTTTATCGCTATAAACACTAGTTCCCACACACCGACAAGCTTAGCGTTGATAAATTCAGGACTATAATTTGTGATCGGCGTATCGATTGGATAATAACCATTATTTGCAACTACAGCCTGAATTTCTTCTTCCGATACCTTGGCTTGTAGCATGAGATCACGTAGCGCTTGTGGTATCGCCGGATTGAGTTTCGGATTGTAGTCGTCCATCGTCGCTTGTTGCGGTTCTGACACAGCTTGTTTCGGCGGTTCCGATACTGGTGCGGTCTGCGTTGACGGTGTTGATTGCTGTCGTGTCTGCGGTGCCGACGTGATCGCTTTAGGAACTTTGTCAAAGATCGGTGCCAAGTATTTTTCATACCCGCCTTCAAGCGGAAACTCGTCAGGTAAGCTATGACGGTTCTTTGCGTCCCATGCCGGGCTATGTGTGGCGTAGACTGTGCGCGTCCCGCCCTGAGCCTTGTGCTTTGTTGCATTTCCTTTGCTATCTACCGCAGACGCCACACTTAATGTCTTGTAATTAATGAACAGAACCATGTCTGCCCATTCTTTGACGAGCGCTGATGTACGGGCAGATGTTTTCTTTCCAAGTTTTAACTCGTACCGGTCATAAGCACCCATTTCATCCGGCTGCTCAAACTTACGTATCTGAGCGTGCGCAGTCAGGACAACGTTAATCCCGCTGTCAACAACGTCCTGCAGCTTGTTAAGGAAACGTCCCAATTCTTCTTCGAGTTTGATATAGCCGCTACCATAGCCGAAATCTTCAATTGACGTCTTTTGAGCATCCGAGCAAATTTTTTCTATTGCCATTCGTTCTGCCCAGTCAACCGTGTCGATCGCAAGCGTCTTACACAGTTTGTCTCTTTTAACTTCGTCAACTTGTTGATTCAGCATCGTCCAACTCGATACTTTGGGCGTACGTGCAACGTCCATGTTGGCGGTGCTTCCTTCCGTGTCTATAAATAGTGGATCAGGAAATTTTGCAGCTAGTGACGACTTACCAATTCCTTCCATACCATACAAAATGCATTTTTGTGCTTTAGCTACCTTTCCGCGAGTAATGTTCATTTTTAAAATTCACCCGGCTTCCATGTTTTAGTTTGCGGTTCTGCTACCGGAGCTTGTTCCTGCCCTGTAACATAGCCGTCCTCGATAATAATTGAGCATTCCGATCCGGTGCTGACACGTGTCGCAATGGCTTGTAAGCCTTCCTGTTCGAGCCACTCGCCGAATTCTTTGAGCGTGTCCGTATCCATCTGCTCAAGTTTGTCGAGAAGGATAAAGCCGCAGTCTGGCTTAAGCTTGCGTACAATTGCTGTGGACACTTTTAGCTGATCAGCGCCGGACATGTTGTCCCACTTCTGCCCCTCGTACACGAGTTCACCGTCCGCTACGGATAGGTTAGGTAGCGGAAGATTAGCATTCGTGAGTAAGTCAGACTTTTGCTTGCGGACATTGTCAATTTCTAGCGACATTTTCTGATATTGGCTGCTATACTCCTTGGCGTCCTCTTCAGCTTTATCCTTGTCGAGGTTGGCACGAACCTTTCGGTTAATGTCGTCAATCTGCTGAATGTTATCTTCTAACTCGGCGGTCGATTCGTCACGCAGGTCGAGTGCATCTTTTTGAGCGATTGTGAGATCACTTTGCAACTCGCCATACTTCTTCTGTGCGGCATTGAGCAGTGCGGTTAGCCGGCTGACTTCCTTCTCCTGCTGTTCAAAATTAGTTTGTATCTGTGTCACACGCTGCCGCTTGCGCTCGTTTTCGCCGTTCTGTGCAAGAATAGTCTGCTGTTGCTTAATGAGTTCAGACGCTGATACCGGCTCTTTGGGTGCGTCTTGAAAGTACGGCTGCTCCTTGGCAAACTTGGATTTCTGATCGGCAATCTGACCAATGGCGCGACGACGGTTGTAGACTTCACTTTCCTTCTGTTCCAGTTCATGCAGCTTGTTGCCCACACCGATAATTTGAAGCAGGATATTGGCTTTTTCCTTACTCGTTGAGTTCATAAATTTTGGTAGATTAATAGCCAATTCGCCTACGAAGCTGTCTAAGAGTGACTGGCCAGCCTTTTGCCCGTTGGGATCAAGCACCTTCAAATCACTATTTTTGCCTTTGCGCTCAACGACCAGGCCATTGGATAACACGATATGCAGGTATGGAGCGGTCACCGAACCCTCACGTTGCGCTTCAGACGGACGGTATTTGTTGCCGCCTAATCCCCAAGCAATGGCGTCGAGGACGCTCGTCTTGCCTTGCTTATTCTTTCCGCCGAGAATCGTTAAGCCGCTTGCAGATGGCTCAACCTTGACGGCTTTGACTCGCTTGACGTTTTCAATTTCGAGTTTGCTGATTGTTACCATGTTTATAAAACCGTCCTTTCGTGGTACAATGACCACAAGTGTGATTTACTTAGTCGCTTTTGCAGAAGCGGCTTTTTCATTTTTGTTTACAAGGTCAATGCTGACAGATAGAGCGATCGGAACAGGAAGTATATCCGCATCCTCTTTGAAATCGCTCATATCCAGCCCGATCTTCTTTAGTTTCTCGTAGGCTTTTTTAGCCGGATAGTTGACGACAACCGCTGTTAGTTCATTTTCCAAGGTCTTCAGATCTTTATTCACCTTGGAATGTTCAAGAACAAATCGATTATGCTTTTTCCGAAGTGGTTCGAGATAATTTGAGAACTCCGCTTGAATCTCATATTCACTTATGAACTTGCCTGTAACACTTTCAATCAGCCAATCTTTGAAAGATTTATAGCTTGAAAGTTCGTCTTTGATTGCTTTCAAGTCTATCCATCCGCACGATGCAAAATTGATCAGTTCTTCATTTTCAACGGAAAGATAATCCTTGAAATCCCCGAATAGTTTCTCACCCTTGGCAAGGTCAATGTTTTCAAAGATTGATTGCACAAGCGCTTCATTTTTGCTCATGTAGTCTTGGAGTGCTTCCATCTTTCGAACTGCAATTTTCGAATGGATAAAGTCGTACAGTTGCTTTTTGTTCACTTTTTCTCGCGCTCCTTTCTTGCCTTTTCAAGATTTTCTTTCCGCTCGGTGTTCGTACGTACCGTTGTAATAACGCTTGTCCGTTAAGTGCTTGCGTTCAGCGCGGCATAGGATTTGACCGAAGTCATTTTTAATTGCTGTGGATACCGCTGATAACATTAGTTTTCACTTCCCTTCAATTCAACGTATTTCTTGGCTAGTTTGTACAGGCGAATATCATCTTCACTGGCTGGTTGAAATGCAATTCGATCCAAAAATTCCTTGTCTGACTCATAGTTGGTAAATGCTTTTCCATCGTATATGGCATCAACGAGGGCTTTCATCCCGACTCTGCCAATAACTTTGTCTTGATCTGTGTTTGTTTTTCCCAGAAGAAGATAAAGACGCATACCAGGATCATCTTGATTATTAATCTCCTCAAGAGCTACATCTGAAATTTTAACCGGTAATTTAAATGGCTCCGTCACTCGGCTTCACCCCCCTTCATCATTTGAAAATATTTCGATTTCTGTTTCAGTGCCCACCGTGCAATGTTCATTCGTTTCGCCGCTACCATGCGCGTTTGCAGGTTGGCGAAGAAGAAATACAGCTGCTTAGCTGTTTCGTGTGGGACGATTAGTGAGACGTTTTTAGCGATCATGGTGCCATTATCACCGAACAGAACGGCAGTTTCTGTGTATATAGGTTCAAGCTGTCTGATTGCTGGCATTTATCTCACCCCCTCTCGTTGTCTGATATTGATTTCAATCGCTTGCCTGTGACCGTCCATGACAGACACATGCACACGACTATCGCTAAACAGAGTTTGTATCCTCGCTAGCTTTAAGGCTCGGTCGGCGGCTTCATAAAATGTGTCAAACCGTTTCTTGTCCCCGCTAATATGGTCAATCACCTTGTACATCGCAGCCCCTCCCCACTTCATTCAGCTGACATAGGCGGTCATACTCGGCTAAGTAGCGCCGGTATGTTTCGTGATTCATCATCCATGACAAGTCGTCGATCAGGTCGTGTGCCTTTTCGGCGTCAGTCATTGCAACGCCTCCAATCGTGCGCAAATTTCCATTTCCCAGTCGTAATCCTCTACGTTATGGGCGATTAAAGATAGGCTTTCTAAGTCGATTTGCTTCTGCATTTTGTTGTTTAGGTACTGGTAGGATTCCTTGAGTTCGCCCACTTCTGACTTGCTGAGTGGCTGCCGGTTGATAATCTTGCTGACCAATTCAAGCAGCCGTCGCTGTACCGGGCAGATCATGTGTTAGGCCTCCTTTCCGTCAATCCAGGCATCAATGCGGTCGGTATCAAATAGAATGATTTGCGGTGTCGGCCGGGTATGCGGAATGCGATTCATTCGTACGAGTCGGTAGACGGTTGACTTGCTAAGTTTTAATGGCGTTGTCTTGAGATACTCTGTTGCCGCCTGGACACCGATAAGTTTGCTCATGCGACTTCAACTCCGTTAGCAATCGCAAATTCCTTAACAACCGCGAGGTAAATTTCAATTAGTCGTTTGTCGTCGCCAATTACATCAACTTTGGATAGCCGATCGCGCTTCGACTTGCTAACTCCTTCATCCGCCATTCTCCGACGCTTATTTGTTAGCCGAATCGATAGTTGGAATCCGCCGCGACGTTCGACTTCCGCATAGATTTCGCTTCTTACCGATTTGTAGGCTTCGTTACCGCCGCGATTTCGTGCAATATCATTAATCAGCTTGTTGGCATCCTTCCGCCAATCCACCGAGTTGAGCGCTACGATTTCGGATATGCCATCAACCCGGTGTTCGAGTTGCTTGGTTGCCAATTCTTGCTGTGCGAGCGACTTGAACAATCCATTGAACATTTGCAGTTCAGGGCTTAATTGTGTCGTGTCAAGCTGTTTATCCGGGTTAAAATAGCTTTCCTCCAAACTGTCGAATTGTTCCCATGCCTTATCTGTGCCAAGCAATTTGCAATGACGGCTGGCGCCCCGGCGAGTCCACAGGTATAGGATTCTAGCGTTTTTTCCAACAAGGTCGATATTATCTACCCTGTCCTTAAAGTCGTGTAGTTCTTCCCCCTCGAGTAGAACGTAATGCTTACCTTCAACAAAATTAGATTTGTTGTTATTAAAATTCTGCTTAATTTGAGTCGGCGATGCTTCATACGCTTCCGCAAGTTGCTCTGTAGTTAAGACTCGCTGATTTTGATAATCGACGGCTTTCAAATCGTTATTCGACATCCGCATTAACCCCCGTTTCTTCAAATATTTCACCGCTTAGAGATTCTAGTTCTCCTTGTGCCCAGTGAATAATAAATTCAAGGTAACCAGCACGGTCGACTGTTCGTTCTCGCTTTTCTCCTCCCAATTCTTCAACAAGCACATAACTTTCTTTTTTAGCGCTTAATTCTTTATCGAGGTCAACGATAAGTGATTCGATACGGTTCATAATGTGTTTTGCAGATTTGATTGATAAAGGAACTTGAAGCTTTTCTACGTCGAATCCTTTTAAATCATCGTTTGTCATTTTTAACTCACCTCCTGTTCTTCTTGTTCCCGTTTGGGAATTTTTTGAGTAAAAAAAACATGAATTTCCGATGTGTTCATGCCGAGATAGCTTGTAGCTTTCGCAAAATCATCAACGGAGAGTCTCAAAACTCCGTTTTCTTTTTTAGAGTAAGTGCTTTTCGCCATTCCGAGCGCCAACGCCATCTGTTCTTGTGACTTTCCCCGCGCGATTCGTTCAGCTTTCAAGCGGTTAAAATTAAAATCCATTGTGTTCGACCTCCCTTCGATGGGTCAATCATATCATCGCATGTTCCCGTATGTCAACTATTAAATAAATTTGAATTAAATGTTTCCATTATGGAATATTCGTGGTATAATATTCTTATCCTAAAGGAGGCATTAAAAAGTGAGAAATAGTAAAGAAGTGATAGCTGAAATAAAAAGGCTAAGAAATAAAAGAAAAATTTCACTCGAAGAACTAGCTAGCAAAGTAGGATTAGCCAAATCAACCCTTTCAAGATATGAAAACGGTTCTCGAGATTTTCCAGTGAATGATATTAATAAGTTTGCTGAAGCACTTAATGTATCTGTTTTTTATTTATTAGGCATACCAGAGTGGGAAGAATCAATCAGAGGAACATCAATACCATATTATGACTCGATTTCTGCTGGCGTAGCTGTTGAAATTGAAGGAATGGTAAATAAGCAAATTGCGACTGTTGAAATTCCTAATCGTTTGTTGGGGAAATATTCTAATTGTAACAATTTATTTATGATGAAAGTAAATGGAGAAAGCATGAATAAAATTATACCTAATGAATCGTATATAATTGCGAAACAAGATGAAACCTTTCAGGATGGAGACATTGTTATTTTTTCACATGACGGTGATTACGCTTTAAAAAGATATTTGCCAAACGCAATTGATAACTCAATTTTATTTAAAGCCGAAACATCAGATGCAAGAATAAAGGATATTGTAATACCGATTAATTCTGAATTGGAAACAAAGATTTACGGAAAGGTAATATGGTATTCAGTAGCGCTCCCCTGAATACCTTTTTTAAGCTTATACATATTAATCCACCATTGAAAGGAGGTGATAACATATGGCATCTTATCATTTTCTCACGCCGACTAAGGTTAAACTGTATGCAGAGTTTGGCTATCGCGACGATGGCACGAGAGCGCGCAAGACTAAGACAGTGACCATTAAGACCCCGAACAGTGAGCGAGCCGCACAGAGGGCGTTAGACGCTTTTATAGTAAGTGCATCCGAGGAAAAAGAACCTGCAAAGGCAATCACGTTTAAACGCTTCGTCGAGGACTGGCTCAATCTCCATGTAAGTAAGCTCCACTACAACACGAGGAAAGCCTATAAAGATTGTCTTCGGCTTGGCATTATGGATTACTTCGGTAACCGTCAACTCGCGTCTATTCGTCCGCTTCATATTTTAAAATTTTTTAAGCAGGAGGAAGAAGCAGGGAAAGGAAATATCGAAACAAAGCACACCACTTTATGTAGCCTGTTTTCGTGTGCAGTAAAATGGGAAGTTATAGAAAACAGCCCTATGGATAAAGTTGACAGCAAAGACATTCCCAAAGCAACGCCTAAAAAGCGCCCGAGAAAAGCGTACACGGGCGCTGAATTAGCAGAAGCAATGATGCGGATCAATCGAGCAAAGAAAATGCGTCCTAAGTCAAAAATTGCTTTTAAACTTGCGGGACTGGTTGGGCTACGTGTTTCCGAAATTGCCGGGCTAAGGGAAGAAGTGTTAGATTTTAAAAACAACTCAATTATTATTGACCGTCAGCTTATTTGGAATCAAGAAGAACAGCGGTTTATGATGGCGCCGCCAAAAAGCCGCCGGTCACGAACCGTCTATGTACCCGATAAATTCATGCAAGGCGAATTGCGAAAGTATGTCTTACGTCATAAGAAAATACGCATCGCTTGTGATTCTGCATGGTATGAATTTATTGACCCTGATTTTTCCCCCGAACCAGTCAATTTGATTTTCACAACAAATAGTGGCAGACCAACCTTTCCGGGGCAAATCAGCCATAATTGGCTTGCTTTTGTCCGCCGTGAAGGGTTACCTGAACTTAATTTCCACGGATTAAGGCATAGCTGCCTATCCTACCAAATGAATCATGGTGCGCCAGTAATGGATGTGCAGGAGCAAGCTGGTCATACTACGGCGGCTATCACAACTGGAATCTATGGGCACACAGAAAATGAGAGACGGCAAGCAACAGCAAACATCATGAACAATATTTTCTAGTCACTTTTTGGTCACTTTTAATAATTCGAATCGATTTATAGCCTGAAAAAGCCTATATGACGGGGCTTGAATTAAACCCGCCAATATGATCAAAGTATCAAAATTAAGAGTAAACAAAATTCTACGCAGATTAAAAATGTTTAAAAATGCTTTAGTATCGCACTTGTTGCGATGAGTTGTCAGAAAATAAAATTGAATAGTGGTCAACAACTTTTATGTTTTTTTAACGCTTGGTCACTTTTTAGTCACTCAAAGGAGATGGTAAATATGAAAGTGGCGGTAGAAATAATGATTGAAGAAAACAATGTCAAGCTGAAGTACTTAAGGGAATACGAACAAGATTATCGACATCATTTTAGTAAACGCGAACGCGCTCTTTATTATGCGATCGAGCATGAAATAGCTTACCTTGAAAAAGAAAATAAAGAGCTCACTAAATAATATTTTATTTCATCCCACTCAAGCAGTGGGATTTTTTGTATAATTAAGGAAAAAAGTAGGGGACTATTTACATGAACAAAAAACGATGGGTTATCTCGCTCGCAGCTTTCGCAATCATTTTAGCAATAGCAACACCTTTTAGTGTAAAAGCCTATCAGGATCATCGAGAGACGGTGCGTATAAATGACCAATTCGATGAGGCATTCTCAAAGGTGATCGGCTACTCTTTACTCGCCGGAAGGCAAGCCGATTTAATCGGGTTAGAGTATGACGATATACTAACTAATTCAGATGCCGATGGCGCGGCATTAGAAACCTTAATCGATCAAAAACAATCAAAACTTATTGCGACTGGTAAATACGATAAAGCGAATGAATATTTTATTAAGCTTGCTCCGGCATACAATACGTTTAAACAAAAATCCACGAGGGGAATCAACTACGGAAAAGAAAAAAAGGAAGCGGCAAAATCATTTTATGATACTGTTTCAAAGTTCTATTCGCTCGTAAACAATCCAAAGCCTAATTTTGATTACGCTTTAAAAATAAATGAATACCAAAAAGCATATTTTAGCGACCTTGATAAATGCATAAAATTGCAAAAGAAATAACTAGGAGGATCAACCAATGAACAAGAAACTAGCAATCATTCTAGGCAGTATAATTGGTGTTATCGTACTCGCCGTCATCATTATCTTCGGTGCTAACCAGGTACAACAGATGCAGGAGCACAACGCCGAAGTAGCGGCTAAGGAAAAGACGGCAGCGCTCGACAAAAAGAAAGAAAAGACGTTTAATAAAACCTTGCCTTACTTTGTTAAGTTTGCTCAAGAAGTTGGAGTAAACGCCGAAGATATTGGCGGCAAATACCATGATGTATGGCTGGATACAATTGACAAAGGAAAAGTAGAAATAGCTGGTAAAACTTATACCGATTTTAATGATTCTTTAGCCGCCCAAGGTGAAGTATTCGACAAGAAAGGAGACATCACGACACTAACCGCCCTGTATGACCAAACCAAAAAATATTTTAGCACCCTAACAAAAAATCAGACAAAAAAGAACGCAAATAAATATGACACTACTGAAAAACTGTTTAACACACTAGATAAATTTTACAGCCTAACTACTTCGCCAACGGGTAGCTTCAGCTCCTTCAGCGAAGAATATAATAAACTGGATAGTGATTTAGCAAGCCAATTGCGGGTTCTGCAAAAATAACAAAAACCACACCAGTTAACCGCTTACACCCTCCCAAAACTCTCCACCACTTGTAACCGTTATTTTTGCTAAAAGTGCGATTTGCACGATCAACCGATACTATGGATAATATGGTTGTGGAGAGGAAATTAACATAGATGATGCCCGTCCACTACCCCAATGGACGGGCATTTTTATGCATAAAAAAAGAGCGTCCAATTAAGGGCGCTCCTGGTATGAATCATTATGTTATTTCTTCGGTTCTTCGTATGTCAGCGCCTGCTCACTGTCGCCCACGCCCACGGTTGTGGGGTCGTGGACGATGCCGAGAGATGACAGCGCCCCGAATACCACGGTGATTGCATTTAGCGTTACGCTCGTCACTTGGGCGCTGTCAAACTTCACCGCCCATAATCCTGCCACGTTGCCGAAGTTGACGACAGCGGCCGCCACAGCGATTCCTGCGGTAGCAACGGCAGTTACAGTTACCTTATTCTGTAAACGTAATTTCCAATTGATTTTTGCCATTGATGATTCCCCCATTAAAATAATTTTGACCATGTCTGTTTTCCAACGATTCCGTCTGCTGACAGCCCGTGCCGCATTTGATAGGCTTGCACCGCCTTTTTCGTCGCCGGGCCAAAGATACCGTCTGCCTTTACATTTACCGCGTTTTGGACACGCTGAACGTCCTTGCCCTTGCTACCGACCTTAATCAAGTGACCTGGATACTTCACGATTGACTTACTGGACGCAGCCTTTTTCTTTGCCGGTGCAGCCTTCACAGACTTCTTAATAGTGGCAGGAGCTTTCTCGCCACCGACAGCGTCATAAAGCTCAAAATGTGGATTGTCCTTGAAGCTTCTCCAGTCACCGCCCCACTTAAAGCCCTCTGCCTTCATCGCCGTGACAACGGACTTAAATTTGCCTTCCGTCGTCCAAATGGTTGATGCACCATCATCCGTGTACAAGCACAGATCGACCGCAACGCCGAAATTGTGATTACTCTGACCACCTTTTGCGTTGGTGACAATCTTTCCCGACTTGCTTCGGCCAAGTGCATACAGAGCATCTTGGTCAGCCTTGGAACGGTACCCCTGTGCCACGCAGATGTAGATGCCTTCTTTAGCGAGTTTTTTGATTACGGCACGTGTTTTGTTCGCGACGTCTGCGCGTAGTCCATTAACATCTAATTTGCGGTTTGCTTTGCTGATTAACCAATCAACTGATAAAGTCATTTAAATCCCTCCTTATTTGCTGTAACGACCGTTGCTAAATTTCTTGTACGCGTCAAGGTAATATTCTTGCTTGTCACCGTTATAGGTCACTTCATAGTACATGCCGTCGGGAAGGTTTGTACTAAGTAGTGCTTTAGCATTCTGTAGAGTTTTAGCAAACCAAACGACATAAACATCTTCTGGTTTAACTGAAACCGAGTCTGCTTTATCAATATGCTGATTTGTGTACTCAGCAACCAGTTCCTTTGCTCTGGAAACGAAATTGAAATCATACATAGTAAATCCCTCCAATAAAATAGCGCCTACCGTGGTAAGCGCTCAAAAAGTGTTTTAATTCGTTCCTCGTGTCGTGCATCATGATCCTCAATCTTGTCCACCCTGCCCTCAAGCTTTCCCAGACGCTTATCGGTATCTTCCCTAATGCCACGTATAGTCTCATTAAGCGCATCTATGCTCGCCCTTAATGGATCAATTGCCGTTTTTTTAAACAGCCATACGACCGCGCCGCAGAGCGTGGCAAGAATACCAATAAGTGCCGCTATGTCCTCTATTGTTGGATACTGCATCCCCTCACCGCCCTATTATTCTGCTGTTGCTGGATAAGTCGCCTTGAGATCCGCTGCAATGTCGGTCAGGCTGTCTGCCGATTTATTTCCCAACACGTTGGTAAGCTTAGCTGCGTCGAAGCCCGTTGCGTCCAGCTCGTCTTTTGTAAGACGGATCGTGTTAGTTGTAGAAGAATACTTACCATCGTTTTGAAAAGAAATGGTTGTGCTAACGTCAGCGCCGGTGACTGTGCCTTGTGCGTCTTTTACCAGATTGATGTTTTGAAAATTAATAGTTGCTGTCATGAGTGATTCCTCCTCGAAATTATATAAATTAAAAATCCCACCATAATGATGAGCCATACATACCAATATTTGATAAACAATTCTCGATCCGTCATGTGGATATAGTCGTGCAGAAATTCAATCATAGGCATCACCCTAAAATAGTATTAGTAAAAATCACCTACTCTGCTAGAATGGAAATGTCTGGACGGACAAAATCCATAAGAGAGGAGGCGATATAAATGGATAGATTAAGCCCACGCCCTGGATACAATGGGCCTTTGTATTCCTGGAAAGATCTGAATGATTTTCTTCAAATCAATTTCACGGGCGCTGGTGAGCATCGAGCGATAATTGACCTACGTAACTACACAATGTCTAAAGATGAAATTGTTGCCGAAGCCACGAAGCAAGGATACAAGGTCTCCGAACAAGATCCGTATCACTTAAAATTTGAGTAATTTTATTCAACATCTCAGTTACTGAATAAGTGGCTGAGATTTTTTATCCTCGGCAATCAAAAATGATACTTCTGCCGCAAGCTGCGCTAGTTGTGTTTCAAGCTGCCTGATTCTTTGCTCGTATTGATACAGCTCTTCTCTCACAATCTCACGAATTCGATTTTCATATGCTTCACCAAGTAGTGTAAAATCTTGTTCTTTCACACCTTTAACACTAATTGCATCAGCGGAGATAGTCTCCAAATTCTTAATCATTTTTTCTCACCTTCTTTCTTCTGTTCAGCTTTCTCAAATGCTTTACAGAGGTAATCGTACGTGTCAGCCTCTTGCATGGAAAATTCCTTATCACAATCCTCAAGCACTTTTTTAACCGTCTGTAGCATGACTTGGTTGTCTCCGCCATCAATCACGCGCTCTTCCTCATATAATTCCTTGCACGCTTTTTGGAAATGTTCCATATCCTTCACATCTAGAAGTTCTTGTCCATTCTTGCGGTATGTCTTCGGCTCTCCCTTCTCATTGAGGTTGCACTCTTCCTTTCGGAGCGCCTTTTCGTCTTCAACAAATATTTCAAGTTTCGCCTGTAACAGCTTGATAAAGTGTGTTCTGTGTCGTGACTGCTGACCTTTAAGGGATAGTCCGTAAAGTAGATTGATAGCCGGTGCCAGTTTCTGATTTTCGATTTTGATTTCCATTATGCTGCCTCCAATAGTTGTACTCGATTGCGAAGATCGTTATTTTGTTGCACAAGATCATTGATCTGTTGCTGCTGAGTAGCGACTGTGCTTTCCAAGTTTGCTATTTTTAAAACGTCTTGCTGGTGCAACTTGGTGAGTTTCTGAAATGCTTTGATCGCTAGAAAAATAGAGCTGTGATCGTCCACGGCGTTACCTTCTGCATTCAAAAAGGCGGCAGGTGTGTTATAACCGTCGCCTATAATTGGTCCATAGTGAATTACTTCTATTCCCTTTTCGGCTTCTTTTTTGTACCGATATTTATAAATATCGATACTGTTCACGAGGCTTAATGCAATGTCATCTTCTATGGCTACAATATCTGTTTTTAGCGACGCAAGAGAGTTTGTATACCAGTTGTTTGCCCACGCATCGCCCCAAACGTTTAAACTATGATTGACCACAATACCGTTGCTGACGCCAATCTGCCACTCTCCATTTGTTACAATATCGATATGACCATCGCCAGACCAATTGATTCCGGTATCGCTGTCCCCAATCGCAAGCGTTACTGCAGGTGCACCGTTGTCTCCTTTGCTACGGACAAACATATCTCCATGTACATAAGCAATGCCATTACGAGCGTCCACGCTAAATGCCGGATTATTTTGAGGTACTGTCATGCCGGATATTGACGCTGAGATACTAAATCCGTTCCATGTACGTATATTTATATTGTTTTCTTGACCAAGCCCAGCAGCGTCATTCGCCAGCTCTATTCGGTGTGCATTATACCCTCCTGATCCATCACGCCAGCCGAATCCTTCCCATTGCCCGCCAAGCATCGTATCCCCTTCGACGTTTAGCGTGTTGTGAACGTTAATTGTTCGATCTGGTCTAACGGATAGCGCCGGATTACCATTTGCGGTTAAGTCAAAACTTCCATCGCCAGTATCGTTTAACCCGGTGTCATTATCTCCAATCGCTAACGATACTTGAGGTACCCCAGTGTCGCCCCATGACTTAATAAACAAATTACTGTGGATGTAGGCATCACCTTTACGAGTGTCTACGCTAAATGCCGGGTTATGCTGAGGCACTGGGAAACCAGGGGATGATGGCGAGATGCTAAAGCCGTCCCAGCTTCGAATGTTCAAATAGTTTTCTTGCCCCAGTCCCGATGTTCCTGGGCCCTTACCTAAGCGGGCGCCTTGTGTATGCCAGCTCAAAAAACCAGCATCGTCCAGTTGCAAGCTGATTGCATCGAATAGGTTAGCTCCGTTCATCTCGACGTTTCCTGCGGCATTAACGTGGAACTTTTCTACGTTTGCTTTTGTGATATTTAAACCATTGGCATCCATATAGATATCAAGATCACCAGATTTTGAGTGAAGACCGCTATTGTTTAGCCATGTTTGCTGTGAGCCATTTGACTGGTAGATATTAGCGCCGTTGATGCTCACGCCGTTGATTGTCCCACCAGTTAATACGCCGACATTCTGCGCGATCGCTGACAATTCCACAACATCAAACCTATCCGCTGTCATGCTGTGTGCCACAATTTTATTTCCATTTAATTCTCCGAATGTAGCTTTACCAAGATCGATTGATGCGATCATAGCGTGCGTGATTACGGCTTCATCAATTGTCGTCTGTCCGGTGATGTGCGTCAGTTTACCATCAATCAGTACCGTTCCCGATGCACCGTCTATATTAAGCTGAGTGACGGTATCCCCTTTCTTAACCCGCAGATTGATGTCATTCGCAAGTTGAGAAATTTTGCTGTTATAAACGTCTGCGCCTACCTTGCCATCAATGCTCGACTGCAAGGACGTTGCCGTCTGCGTGACAAGCGACTTTGTGGCATAGTCCTGCTGGACAGTTGTCTGGAAGCCTGTCAGAGTTTGGGATAAACTCGTAAACTGCACAGCCGTTGCCATATCTTCCGGTGCGGGCGACCAGTCAGAGCTTTTTGTTCCTATCTCGGCTTTAATTCTAGGAACCGAAAAACTAAATGGCTTTGATTGATCAATTGCTTCTACCGTTAATGTATATCGTATAACCGAAACCGTAGTTTGTCCGGATAAAAAGGATGTTACGCCTTCACCTTGCGACCAGTCAGGTAGATCCGTCCAGTTAGGGCCCCATATGTTAATTGTTAGATAGCATCTACAGTTTACGAAGTTGGCTCCATAAGTTCGAAAAATATAATTATTATCGTATTCAAAAGGTGTTATATCGGCACCGTGATAATAAATTCGTGCAAGCGCTTTTGTTCCATCATTTTTAGGCGTTCCATTACCTATAAATCCGTTAGGAGTGTTTGCTGCAATAGAGCCATCTGAGCAATTAAATAAACCTGCATTTTGGTAGTTAGGATCATTTGTATTCCATCCTGATGCGAAGTCACTTCTAGGTATACGGTTTCTAGCGCCAATCTGGATATTATCCAAATCCGTCTGTACACTACTAATCTGACTCGTCAGACTACTACTCGTTGCCGTCAATGCCGTTTGCGTCGCATACTTTGCGTCGGCGTCTTGAGACGTAATCCGAGCAGCAATCTGATTCGCCTGCGTGGTCAACGTGGCTTCGGCTGTCGATACACGACCAGTCAAGGCGTTTACGCTCGATTGACTTGCCTTTTGCGTTATTGCATTTGTATTCTGCTGGATATTCGTTTCTGCGCTATCTACACGCCCAGTTAATGTGTTTACCGTTGTCGTACTCGCTTTAGCGTCAAGAGCCGTATCCATCTCGGTTTTTGTATAGACGCTGTCTGCATCAGCCTTGGTCAGTGCTTCGTTCCATGCGTCCTGTGACTTGTTCCATGCGCTACTTGCTTGGCTTGCCGCGTCTGCCGCAGTCTGCTGAGCAGCAGTAACAGATGCGTCTAACTGATTTACACGATTAGTCGCTGCATCCGCTGTTGCTACGGCGGCATCCGCCTGATCTTGCGCCGCTTTGACGCCGTCTTGTATCGGGTTTACCCACTGTCCATCTTGGTAGACAAATATCGTAACAGTATTATCAGCATTCTCGCGAAACCAAATGTCTTGATTATTCGCCGCAATCGGTTGCGCCGCTTGGTGGTAGACGGTGTTCTTACCGTTGGCAGATTCCAGTGCATCGATGGCTTTGTTTAGAGCGTCGTTGGCATCTTGACTAACAATCAATTGCCACATGGTGCCGTCATAGCGATGCATTTTAGTAAACTGTCCGTTGACAATTTCAAACCACAAATCGCCTTCAAGCAGATCGCCAGAAGGTTCATCGGTTGAATAAAACGTTTTATTTTTTCCGTTAGCCTGAACAATTGCAACATTGGCCGTTTGATTCGCTTGTTTAACTGCTTCTCTAATTTGATTAAATCCGCTGGCGATGCTTGTGGTGATACTTTTCTGCGCGCTTCCTAACTCGACAACCGGGCTAACTGATTTATCAAACGGATTGTCATCTTGGTTTATGATTCGGACGGAGAAATCAAGATTCATTCCATCTTTGTCATAAATACACCAGACGCTATCTCCGACTTCATACTCATGCAGTTTTAATCCATTCTTAATCAGTTCCTCGACTTCGACTTTTGCGCTGTATTCACCTTCATTAAATTGCGATTCAGCGAATGTGCGTAGTGAATCAAGTACCGTAAACCGTTCATCTTGCACGGTCATCGCATAGATTCGTTCAAACTTGTCCCAGTTAGGAGACTTGACAGTTACAGAAACGATTGGATTACCGTCATCATCGTTTTTTCCTTTTGCAGTCACCTGCGTAACAAGATTATCCGTGTTGAACTCATCCGAAAACGTTTTTAAGTTATGTCCATGTCGAAATTGTGCATCACGTTGCACGCCGATTCGCTTAGCAATCACAATCCGTGTACCGTACACACGATATTCGACTTGGAAGCGATCAATCAGGTTTTTAAACAAATTCAGCGCGTTGTCATTACCGAAATTCTCGTACTGTTCAGAAGGAAAGTCTCCGCTGATTTGCACAGTTAATCCTGTCTCAGCAAGTACGATGTCCATCCAGTCCTGTAACGGTTTCTGCGCTGTGTACTGTTCATCCACCCAATGAGCATAGAGACGGTCAAACATTTCATGGCGTGCGCTGATCTCTTTAGTGACAGCGTCATTATCAGGATCTCGTTCCATATCGTCAATAATGAACGTATCATCATCTAGCACGATCTTATTCTTATTCACCAATTGATCAAACTGAGTCGCGTTTCTCTCATTACGATCAATCGAAAAAGTGATGAGATAGTCGCCGTTGATCGCTAGTTTTCGGTGAAATTCATAGAATCCGGTAAGTGGTGCTTCTTCTCCTGATAAAGTTTTCACTATGAGTGCTGTCATTTATCTCACCTCGTTTCATTCAATGACATTTACAAGCAATACGTAGGAAATTCAAACTGTATCGTAAAAGGATCAGAGGAACCAGAAACGCGGATCTGATTTTCTCCTGGTGCCAAAGTAATAATTTCGTGATTCGTGTCGCTAAAAATCGAAAACCCATTTTTCCGACTAAATACACCGTCAAGTGTGATCTCGTCATCAACTGCGCTCGATTCTGTGTACTGCCAAACATCACCAGTAGTCAGGTTCTCGATTTTAAGAGCGCTCGATGTACCCTTAAATGTGATTAACACATCATGGATGCGTGGGTCTATCACCGTATCGCCGAGATTGTAGACAGATAACGAAGTAGATGTAAATGAGCGTGTTACTGCCGAATCCGGATAGCCAAGTTCGTCTGCTAGCGCAGAAAGCGAACCCGTATAGAGTGCATAAGGATAAAATGACACCATTGGTATCGTCACAAGTGCAAGAACGGCCGATTTTCGTTCGAATGAAATCCGGTCGGACAGCTTGACCTTTTCCCAAATGACATCCGGCCGATCTTCGTCAATGATTTTAAAATAATCTTTGCTGTCAAACAGACGGATGATCTTTGCTTTCTGTCTTTCGTAGTCATATTTATCAGTCGCTTGCATAAAAAAACGTGCCGTCATAGCGCGAGATCCGTAAGATGTGCCCTTATCAATTACTCCATCAACTCCGTTGATCGAAGATGACGAAGTTATGGGTGTTGGTGCATCAATATCAAACGACAGAAAAATAAGATTTTGCGCTTCGTCGAGCCGGACCGGAGCCTTGCCCTCGCGCTGTATCTTAATCGTAGTATCGTTTACCCCAGTTAGCGTCTTGAAATCAGCTGAATACTGCATTGTCTGCCACCTGCTTGTCCTGCAGTTTGTTAATATCGTCGATGATCGCCTTTGCAATCTTTTTCGACCCAACAATCAAGTTAATTTCAGCCGGTCGTTTGCTCAATTCCGTCTGCTCCATGCTAGCCGTTACCTCTTGTTGTACACTATCTAATCCGCTTGTCGACAATTGGCTAGAGTAACTAAAGTCTGTTTGCTGTGGCGCAATCTGAGCGGCCTGAGCCATTCCCTGTGACGCTGATGCTACTTTGCGTTGCATACCGGAGATACCATTGACAAGTCCTTGCCCGGTCATCTGCCCGATCCATGCCATGAAACGAGATGGGGAGTGCACACCTAATGCGCCCATAATTTTCTTCTTTATTCCACCAGCAACATCAGTGATCGCTGTTAAAACCGACCCTGCCATATTCTTAATGCCCTTAATTAGTCCTTCAATAATGTTTTTGCCAATGCCGAACAAATCAATTGATTTGAGTGGATTTTTAATAAAGCCAACTACTTTGTTGAATGCCGAACTTGTCGCTGACTTTATGCTGTTCCAAGCGCTTGAAATTCCGCTTCGCATGCCATCAACAAGCCCAATTACAGTGCTTTTAATGCCACCCCATACGGATGATGCAACCCCTCTGATTGCTCCCCAAACAGCACTAGCGGCCGAACGAATCGCATTCCATGCTGAAGATAGACCGCTTTGCAAAGCACTTGCCACGCCGATAATCACGCTCTTTATGCCATTCCATACAGCAGACGCTACAGTTTTGATTCCGTTCCAAACGGCCACGATAACAGTTTTAATCACATTCCAAACTGTTGAAAACAAAGTCTTATAGGCATTTAACTCACCAATGAAGTATGCTTTTAAAGCACCCCATACCACCGAAGCCACTGCCTTGATGCCATTCCAGCAAGTCGATAGGAAACTAGCTACAGCACCCCATGCCGCAATCGTCCATTTTTTAACTGTGCCCCAGTTTGCAATAACCAGTGCGACTAGAGCAATCACAGCAGCTGTCACCCATCCAATAGGTCCTAGTGCAATAAACCACGCCGCCGCCATACGTGCAGCTTGTGCAAGTGCCTGCGCACCCATTAACACCCAACGCGCTACCATAGTGGATGCAGTGACTATCATCCCTGCCACCGCCTTAGCCATTGCGGCACCGGTTGACAGTGCCCATGCGGCAGCTACACGAACGGCATTTGCTGTTGCCTGTGCTGCCATAACAACCCACTGCGCAACAATCTTAGCCCCTTGAGCAATTGCACTAGCCGCCATTTTTGCCATGGATGCAACAAATGAAGCGGCTGATTTTGCTCCTGAAGCAATAACACTAGCAGTCCATACTGCTGCTTGAGCAATACCTTTGGCTAATGCAGTAATCCAACTCCAGATACCTTGTGCCATAAATTTGAGCGATTGGGTAAAGGTTAAATTTGCAGGTGCTGCTGAACCCATCATTATGGCTGACAGTTTAGTAAACGCTCCACCTGCCAATCCCAGTACGCCTTTTAATCCACCAAACAGTGTTTGGAAAGCAATAATCTGCGGTGTTAGAGCAACTAAAACGCCAATTACAGTGACCATTACCGCAACGAAAGACGCTACCGCAGGATGTGCCTTTAAGAATGCTCCAACCGCCTGTGTAAACGGAACGATAAATTTAAGCACGGCCGCGCCAACCGGAGCAAATCCCACAGCAAGAGCGCCGATAATCTGTACCACATTTCCAATCAAGGCGATTATCGATGGAGCGTTTTGCCGTACATATCCAATGAACTGCTGAAACTGCTGATTCTGCCCCAGCGTCTGACCCCACTTTTTAAAAGAGTTTGTCATATTGACAAGTGAGGTCATCATGTCCGCTGATGACGGTCCGAACGCCGAGAACATACCAACGATTCCCAAAGTTAGATTGCCCACTATTTGTAAAAGCTTCGGACCGTTGGTTTGAACATAGCTGATAAAACTTTGAAATGCCGTTGATTTGCTGACCGTTTCTGTCCACTTTAAAAACGATTGAGACATTCCGAGCAAGCCGCTACTCATTTTTTGACTGAGTGGGACGAACGCAGTAAATAGGTTCATCATGCCGAGCACCATATTCATTCCTGCTTTTCCGAGTGTCTCAAGTGACGGCCCAACAGCCTGTCCGAGTGTCTTAAAAAAGTTAATCGCGTCAGTAGACTTCAAGCCTTTGTTGAGCGAATCAACAAGGGTTTCGACCGCTTGCGTTGCGCCTTGGAAAGTTGGCTTA